GGATTCTGTAATGAGAAACACTTTATTGGTAGGAACTGCCAAAACAATAAGTAGTATTGATGTTGGGGATTTCTTTGTTGTTTCAAACTCAAATGTGGGAATGACAACATCACAATTTGCTTCAATTGATATTAATGATACAACTATTGGAATTACAACTCAGTTTTTTGATATGGTATATCAGGTGAATTTTGCCGAAGATTTAAATACAAATGTTCCCGGTATTGGTAATACTTATGTTAGACGTATTTTCACCAAAGTTTCGGAACTTTCAACAATAACCTCTGGTGTTTCACCTTTGTATTATGTTGGAAATTATAGTTGGGGTAAAATTGTGTTAAGGTCAAGATCAAAGTCTATAGAGTATAATTCATATACTGAAGATGGTCTTGTGGGTATTACATCATCTGCGATTGTTAAGAGAACTCAATCTCTCAGATATTCGAATTACATAATATAAATATCTTTAAATGTATTTCTTTACAATGTCTAAGTTGTGTATAAGCATTGAAACTATGTTTTGGTGACAGTTTATTGGTTGGTGCTATTAATTTTAATAGCACTTTTGTTGTGTCTTTCTGCACAATCTCAAAGGGATGTTGATATTAGTACCTTCATTTTAAGATATCTTGGAGAAATAAATACAATCCAATTTTATAGCATAAATAAGTAAAAAACCCACCAAATGTCCGCAATTATAACTGATCAAATTAGAATATTGAATGCTAAGAATTTTGTTGCTGGAGTATCATCTTCAGCAAGTTCTTACTATTCTTTTGTTGGATTACCAAACTCAACAGAAATTCAAGTTGATTGGGATGTTAATCCACCATCACCCAAAGATAGTTTTGATGAGGAGAATAATTACTGGGACACTATGATTGCCCTGAAAAAAATTAATACCTCAGATGTTCGTCAAGTTGTAGAAAAAAGAACTTGGACTTCTGGAAATAAGTATGATTACTATAGGCACGATTATAGTAGAACTAACACTTCAAAGGTAAGTGGTGCTTCTAGTTTATATTCTTCATCATACTATGTATTGAATAGTGATTATAGAGTTTATATCTGTCTTCAAAATGGAACAAGTCCAGATTATCCTCAAGGAAGACCTTCTTTAGATGAACCAACTTTTGTCGATTTAGAACCAAGATCTGCTGGATCTAGTGGTGATGGTTATATTTGGAAGTATTTGTACACAATAAAACCTAGTGAGGTTGTCAAGTTTGAATCGACAAACTTTATGCCAGTCCCATTAGATTGGGAAACAAGTTTAGATAATGCTTCGGTTAGAAATAATGCTATAGATGGTTCAATTAAAACAATAATTTTAACAGGAAGAGGAACTGAAGTAGGACCTGCAAACAGAACTTATACTAGAGTTCCTATTAAAGGCGACGGTATTGGTGCAGAATGTACGATAGTAGTAAATAATGACCAAGAAGTAGAATCAATTGTTGTATCTCAACAAGGTTCTGGGTATACTTATGGAAATGTTGATTTGGTTGGAGGAAATGTACCTGTGGGAACAATAACTCCAACTTTCGATGTTATTATTCCTCCTCAAGGTGGTCACGGATCTGATATCTATAGAGAACTTGGAGCATACAATGTTCTTCTATATTCTAGAATAGAGAATGACACACAAAACCCAGATTTCATAACAGGAAATCAAATATCAAGAGTTGGTATTATCAAAGATCCACTTTCATTTGATTCTATTCAAAAATTAAACTTAGATAAAGCAAGTGCAGTATATGCTCTAAAATTAGTTGGAGCTGGATATAGCACTGCAGTTTTTACCCCCGATTCATATGTAACACAAAATGTAGGGTCTGGAGTGACTGCAGTTGGAAAGGTAATTAGTTATGACCAATATACTGGGGTTCTCAAGTATTGGCAAGATAGAACTCTTGCTGGGTTTAATACTAATGGCACTTCTCAACTAAATCCAACATACGGATTTAATCTCACTCGCTTCACAAATACCCCAAACGTTGGAGGTGGATTAACTATCACCGGCAATAGCGGGGGAATTTTATCGATTGATACTTCATTTACAGGTATATCGACCATAATAAATAGTAGAACATACTATCTTGGCCAATCTTTTGTGAGTGGAGTATCTAATCCGGAAGTTAAGAAGTATTCTGGAAATATCATTTATGTTGATAATAGACCTTCAATTACAAGGTCATCAAACCAAAAAGAAGATATTAAAGTCATTTTGCAGTTCTAAAGAATTATGTCACAGGTAACAAATCTAAACGTATCGCCATATTTTGACGATTTTGATGCAAATAATGACTATTATAAAGTTTTATTTAAACCAGGATATCCAGTACAAGCAAGAGAACTGACGACTTTACAGTCAATTTTACAAAACCAAATAAAGAGATTTGGTCAGCACTTCTTTAAAGATGGCGAAAAGGTTATTCCAGGAAACACCACATATAATCAATTCTATTATGCAATAGAATTAAATAACACTTACTTGGGTGTACCCATTGATGCATATATTGAACAATTAGTTGGCGCAACAATTACGGGAGAAACTTCTGGAGTTACTGCTGTTGTTGAGAGAGTTCTTTTATCTGCAGATTCTGAGAGAGGAAATACAACCCTTTATATAAGTTATCTTGCATCTAGCAATCAGAACAACTCCACTGAGCAATTTTTAGATGCAGAAAATTTGTCAGCAAATGTAGCAATTACAAGTGGTTTATTAGGAAATACATCAATACCTGTCGGAGAATTTTTTGCCTCTACTATTTCTTTAAATGCAAATTCAGTAGGATCTTCATATTCTATCAGTGAGGGTGTATACTTTATTAGAGGATATTTTGTAAGTGTAGGTACGGAAACTCTAATTTTAGACCAATATTCAAATACTCCAAATTATAGAGTTGGTCTTTATATAAATGAAGAAATTATAAATGCAAATATAGACGAATCCCTAAATGATAATTCGCAGGGATTTAATAATTACTCTGCACCTGGTGCAGATAGGTTAAAAATCTCATTATCATTATTTAAAAAAGAATTAACTGATTTTGATGATAATAACTTCATAGAGTTATCATCAATAGTAGATGGTAAAATAAAAACAAATCGTGCCCCAACAACATATAGTATTATTGCAGATGAGTTGGCAAGAAGAACCTATGCCGAATCTGGAAATTATTATGTAAAACCATTTTCAATCGATATTAAAGATTCTTTGAACAATGGATTGGGAAATCAGGGAATTTTTAACGCAGATCAATTTACATATAATGGATCTACTCCATCGGATGATCTTTTAGTATATAAAGTTTCTCCAGGAAGAGCATTTGTGTCTGGTTATGATATTGAAACAACGACTCCAATTTTCTTAGACTCGCCCAAACCAAGAACTACAGCGACTCTTAAGGATATTTCAATCAATTATAGTACAGGTTCATCTTTAGTATTAAACAGAGTATATGGTTCTCCTACAGTGGGAATTGGAAATACTTATACTTTAAGTCTAAGAGATGAAAGAGTTGGGGAAAACCAAACATCTGCTTCCGGAAAAGAAATTGGAGTGGCTAGAGTATATGATTTTAGATTAGAATCTGGTTCTTATGATTCAAATTTTCCACAATTAAATAAATGGAATATTTCGCTATATGATGTACAAACTACTACAGAAATTACACTAAACGAACCAATTACTCTTTCTACACCCACCTTTATTAAGGGAAAAAATAGTGGTGCTACTGCATTTTTAAAAGAAGATGTAAGCAATTCTACTTTATTGATTTTATATCAAAAGAGTGGAGATTTTATCAAAAATGAATCTTTAATTATTGATGGAATTAGTAATGGTAGGGTTGCTATTGCAATCACATCATATGGAATTTCCGACGTAAAATCTGTTTATGGAATTGTTGGTAGTGCAAAGACCTTCACTGCAGATACATTACAAACTAATTTAGTTAATATTGGAATTTCAAATATTACCCCTTCATCTGGTGGAATTTCTACGGTCACCAGCACAAATCCAATATTTCCAGGTGGATTAAGAAAAGGAAATATTATAAGTTTTACAGACGCTTCAAAATCAACATCTGAACCAGTATATGCTAAAGTTGTAGGCATTGCAGACACCAATTTAACAATTTCTGGAATATCTACAGTAAGTGGAATTAACCAAGGAGGTTTACCCACAAGTATAATCAATACAACAGATCTTAAAGTTTTAAATACCTTCCAACCACTCTCGGCAGATAATACTCTATATACACCCCTACCAAGATTAAATGTTTCTTCTGTAGATCTTTCTGAGGCTTCTCTAACAATAAGAAAAACCTTTGAAGTAACTATTAGTGGCAATCAGTTATCAACTCCGGTTATTGCTGGAGAAAATGAAACATTTTTACCTTTTGATGAGGAAAGATATACCCTTGTTAGATCTGATGGAAGTTATGAAGTTTTAACATCAGATAAATTTGATTTTACTTTAGGTTCAACTCAAGCACAAATTTACAATTTGGGGACAAATGATACTGCGACTTTAGTTGCAACTCTAAAGAAGATAAAACCAAAATCAAAGAAAAAGTTAAAAAATAGAGTTTATTCTATTATTGTAGATAAGTCAAATAACCAAGCTTCTGGAATTGGATCAACAACTTTAAATGATGGGTTAACCTATGGAAATTATTCATATGGAACAAGAATACAGGATGAATTAATTTGCCTCAATTTACCAGATATTATACAAGTTTTAGGTATTTACGAATCAACATCAACTACAAATCCATCTGCACCAACTGCGATTCTTTCTTCAATAAATGGAGCAACAGCAACAACCCAAGATTTAATTATTGGAGAAAAGTTTAAAGGAAATATTAGTGGGGCAATTGGAGTAGTTGCAGAAAGAACTGCTGGAAATGAAATTTCTTTTATTCCACTAAATGACATTTCATTTTCTCAGGGAGAAGCAATAACATCTGAAGAGTCTAACGTACAGGCTATAATAATTTCACTCGATGCGTCTAGTTTAGACATTTCTGGAAACTTTACATTTGATAATGGACAGAATGGTTCATATTATGGATATGGTTCAATTAGACGCAAATCTAATAGCAAATCACCATCCAAAAAGATAAAGGTATATTATTCAAGTGGATATTACCAAAGTTCCGATGATGGAGATATTACAACAGTAGAATCATATTCCGATTTTGACTATAATGGAGAGATACAAATTGTTAATATTCATCGCAACTCAGATTTGATTGATATTAGACCAAGGGTATCTTCATATACACCACTAGAAAATTCAAGATCTCCATTTGAATTCTATGGAAGAACATTTAATGCTTCTGGTAATTCTTCGGCAAACATACTAGCATCGGATGAATCTATTGTAACCACAATATCATATTATCTTGGAAGAATAGATAGAATTTATCTAAGTAAAGAAGGAACCTTCCAAATAAAATATGGAGTTCCCGCAGAAAATCCAGAAAAACCAGTACCAATTGATAATGCATTAGAAATTGCAACAATAACTCTGCCACCATATTTAAATGATATTTCGGCAATAAATATCGATTTTCTAGAGCATAAAAGATATCAGATGACTGATATCAAGAAAATTGATGATAGGGTTAAGAAATTAGAATATCACACTACATTATCAATGCTTGAGACTTCAACTGATAATTTGTTTATTCCAGATTCAAATGGATTGAATAGATTTAAGTCTGGATTTTTTGTTGATAATTTTTCAACAATCAATTCTCAAGAAGATGGTATTCCTATAGAAAATAGCATAGATCCTATAAACAAAGAACTAAGTCCTAGACATTATACAACTTCTTTAGATTTAGTTCAGGGACCATTCACTAATATAGATTCCACTGAGGATAGATTATTCCAACAGCCAGAGGGTCTTAATATAAGAAAAACTGGGGATATAAT